TACCAACAGCGTTATGTGAAGGTGCGCTGAATGAAATGCTTCCAGTCGCAATATTGACACCAGAGCCTTCCTGTGTGATGGTCGTGAGTGCACTAGTGCCTGATACTGGGCTTTTGTTCCACCCATTTAATGTTCCGATTTCAAAATCAGTACTAGAAATTGTATCTGCTAAGGCTACTGTTGGTGCACCTAAAAAAAGAATAGCTAATATAATATATTTAATTTTTGACATATCTCCCTCAATCTGTCTAAATTGTCCGCAGGAGATATAGTAATGGCACAAATAAAAAAAGGGCTATGACATGTAGCCATAGCCCTTTTTAATCGAAGTGATTAAATTACATCTTCTTCTTTTTCTTAGCTATTGCAGCCTGGATAAAAGGTGGAAGTTTCTTTTGTGCCGCTGTAAGACCAGCTGTCTTTTTTGAAGCTGTCTTCTTAGGTGCAGCTGCTTTCTTTTTCATCATTGCCATAATTTTATTCCTTTGTCTTAAACTAAGACTGAAAATTAATTTCAGTACATTTTATTTCCGCCCATTTTCTTAGAACCACTCATTTTCTTTGAGCCGTTCATTTTTTTCGGAGCACCCATTTTCTTGGAACCCGTAGCTTTCTTTTTCATCATTGCCATAATTACACCCCCTCTACTTTCTTCTTTCCTTCAGTAGATTTCTTGTAATGCCACATCATGTGACCCTGCATTTGGTCATCAACTTTGTCGACCTGCTCATCTACATGATCTATCTTTAAGTGGAGGTCAATGATTTGGTCTTTAACCTCTAGTAAGACAGAAGCTACTGTGTTATGATCATTTTTATTTTCTTTACGACTTCTCTGGATGAGAACAACTAGTGGCCCCAAAATTACAGCTGAAATTATTGTAGACCAGAAAGCTGACATAAGTCACCACTTCACTTTATTGGCCCAGAAGGCTGCAGACAGCTTGCCCTTGGCAATGTTGGCTGCGTGCCTTGCCTTAAAGGACTTTCTTCTAGCTGCGTCAGAAGAAGATTCACCCTTCTTTGCGGGGGAACCAGATACACCCTGCTGTCCAAAGCGGATAGTCTTAACTTGATTTCCAGACTTAGCCACAACTACATGTGACTTAGTAGGGTGACTGGGTGTACGCTTGGGTTTATTATAGCCAGTAACCCCAGCTTTAGATAGACGTGAATCTTTTTTTGTGGGCATTGTTGTTCCTGACTAAATAAGATAAAGTTATTTCTTTTTTTTCTTTTTCTTTGGCGCTTTAGATATAACGGGACCACCACTGTTTTGGTTGCTGGTTCCCATTCTAGGTCCACTTATATAGACAAATTTCTTTATTGCCATGGTTACTTTTTATTCTTGTAAGCCGTCCACTGACTTGAATAATGTCCACCTTTACGTGGAGTATCGATAACGTTCATTACTGAATCTTTCAATAATTTATAATAATTGTTGTCTGAAGAAGTCTTGCTTCCCCAACCTTTATCCTTAGCCATAATGACCCACCTTAAAATAATAGACTAGTTATATAGTAGTGTAAAAACCCTATATAACTAGTCTATTAAAGACGATTTAGTTGTGTTATTTTTTATTTGGATTACTTTTTGGTGCAACCTTTTTTGCAGGCTTAGTGCCACCATGATTCTTGGACACTTGTCCCTTTGGTCTACCTGGCTTCTTAGCTACAGTAGTAGGGCTGACGGTCTTATCCGCTGGATTAGCGGGTGTAATTTTTATATCTTTAGGGGTTGAATTAACCGACGTGGTTGGAGTCATCCAAATAATCGGCTCGTCTTCCTTGACATTAGTTTTATCATCTAAGTCATATCCACCAATTTTTGTTTTCTTTTTAAATAGAATTTTTCTTGCTATTTTTCTAATTAGTTTCATCATTATTTTTTATCCTTTTCAATATTTGTTAGCTAACTATTGTTTATTATTTTCCTTGTTGTGATTCTTTAATTAACTGATATCTTTCGCCTGTTTCTTTTGAAACAATTGAAAAGCCATATGAAGCTGCAGCTTCGATCATTTCAGTTAACTTATCTTTATCTTCCAAAGAAACTTCATTCAATGGCAAAGTAATACCTGCGTATACGTCGATATTCTCAAAATTACCAATGTTAATTTTTCTATTTACTCCACATATAAATACTGGATTAGTTGAAATAGATATTTCTGAACTCAAAATATTCACCACCTGATCTATGGGAGAGTCTAATGACTGCTCCATTGCTGTTTTTGATATCTTAGGCATACACGTCCGTAAAAGTTTGAACTAAATTTGTAGTAGCTAATGCTTGTTCCGCTATGTTTAAGTTGTCGGTGTTAATTATAGCAGAGGCTTTTTCTTTTATCAAATCAATTTCTTGTTCTGATCTATGATTCATTTGCTCGGGAGTCATGGCATGTCCGTCTCTACGCATCATTCTTTCATTTCTAATCTCATCAGACGCTTCGTAGCAAATGATTAATCCATTGGGTTGATCAAGTATTTTCTTAGCTTCATTCTCAAATCTAACATCAGAGATAATGATAGCCATCGGCATATCTTGATCCTCAAACTCTGGAGTTCTCATATGGGATCTAAATAATTTATTAGCTTTTAGTATGCCCCACTTAGAAAAGCAGTCTTCATCGTATGCCCTACACAAGTCTCCTGCCTTTTGTAGGAAAGATCTTGGCTTATAGCCTTCAGGCTCTATGGGTAGATTATAGATATCTTTCACTAGCTGGCAAAACATATCATAATCAGGAATAGTGCCTAAGGCATTAGAGCCAAAAATGTCATACACAACCTCATGGATAGAAAATAACTGACGATCTTTCTGCCTAAAACCCAATGAGTTTTTTCTTATAGATGCCAACTCATATAATGGTAGTGCAAAAAACAAATGATCCCATTTAACGTGATTTGACACAGGACTGACTTCTGCTTTAGGGACTATCTTTTCTGCAACTGATGTTTTCCCAGTCGCTGCCTTACCTGCTAGGCCAATAACTATCGGATAATCTTTATAAAATTTTTTATCTTTAATCATATCCATATTATACCATTCATATCCTATTTATTTTCTCTTTTCTTACTTCTAATTCATCTAAAAATTTATTTGCCAAGGCGTCTGGTTCCCAAACAAATGTTCTTTTAACTTGAATAACCCGAAAATTAAATTCATCTCTGATTTCCTCAATAGTCATCAGTAATGGGATTAGGGCTGCACTCTTGCATTTCCACTTACCGTTAACCTGATTAGCCACAACAGCTGAGTCTGTATATATAATTGGGTCTATAAGATCAGCCATAGAACATATCAGCAGTCCTGCTATTACAGCTTCATATTCTGCTTCATTATTAGTTCTAGGACCTAATCCTCTGGCAAACTGTGCTATCTTTTTTCTGTTGCGATAAACAACGACAGAACAGGCAGCTTCTCCGATTTTCTTTTGACCCTGCCCTCTAGATGCTCCGTCACAAAATACTTCTATGTTCATAAATAAAAAGCCAATCTTAAAAACTTAAACACTTTTTTCAATCAACCTTTACATCATAATCTATATTAAATCTTTTTGCTACTTCTGTTAGATTTTTTTTAAGACTTGATGATATTTGAATTGTTTTTGTTAATAGATATTTATTACTTTTATATTCAACTTGTGTTGGAAAATTCAGATCTTCTTTTTCTGTGGAATAAAATTCTTCAGATGTATTCACACTTTTGTAATGACCGATAAACATATTTCTTGTCCTTTAGTAGGTACTAAAATCCGATTCCAAATAGGAACCTTTTTCTTCTCTAAACGCAGCTACTTGCATGGACTGCATTTTGTCCATTAGCTTTCTAGCTGATTCTGATGCTATTCTAGCTGACGTTTCCATTGATTCAGCTAGACTCATGATTGCCTCACAGGTAATCATTTCAGTGTGCTGTGACTCCGCTGCTGCCATGGCTGAAGCTTCTCTTTCAGCTTCATTCTTTCCAGCTCTATTTGATTTATAGACTCTTTTATAATTACCTTCTATAATCTTATATTGTGCTCTAGACATTCCAGCAAAGCGCGCTGCTCTACCATAGACATTAGACGTGCGGGCAACTAGCGATGCAATAGTCTCTATGCCTAGATCTATAATGTCGACCTCTGGAATTTCTACAAAATATTTACTACTTTTTTCTACGTCAGCGTATGCTTCGATAACCTCTTTTAATTGAGGTCCAAGAAAATTCTGCAATAGCTCTTGCAGTTTTTCCATTGATTGTAGGTTCATTAATTCTTCTCCATATTGATTAGCATTGCGTATTCACTGAGATCATTTTCTATAATTAAATCTTTTACTTTATTTTTAATCTTAGATAAATGCTCTCTAACTGTATTTGGATGTTCATTAACTTTCTGAGATATTTCACTGGATCGTTGACCATCTACGTATCTCCATTTTAAAAGTTGTCTTTCTTGCACTGTTAGTCTATCAAATGGCGCAATGTTTTTCTCGCCTAAGACCCAAAATTCATCAATTTTATCTGCAGCTAATAACTGCTCCATACTATACTCCACTGGATCTGCCTTAAAACCAATTACATAGTTCTCATCGCCCTCATCATTAGTGGCATCGTCGTCCAATAATGGGAATGTCTTCCTACCTAATTGATCAATAAGGAATGTATCTACGTTCTTTTTTAACAAATAAAAGAAATAGCTATATAAGAAACCACTAAAGGGAATTGGACCTTTAGCTGAATCCTTCCTTTCGTATCTTCCTATGCATTGAAAGAAGGTCATATATACTGTCTGTCTAATATCCTCCTCGTCGCCATATCTTTTTGCCATATAATGAATACCTCTCATGCATTCATTTATCACTCGCATGTTAGATCCATTTATTTTATTCTTCATTAGGGCAAACCTTGTGCCAGAATCTTTGATAAATAAAGAGATAAACCTTCGTATGTCATAGTCATTCAGGTTGAACTTTCCATAATATAATAGTGAAATATATTTAGTTAAAAAATTACTGAATACCTTTAATAATTCTTCTTGTGCTTTTGCTGAACCCTTTTTGGCCTTAGCGATTAGGTCTTGCATTTCATTCTCTTCTAAAGAGTAATATTGCTCCTTGTAAGCTGTCATTTTTTACCTTCCCAGTTAACTATGTACTGACTATAAAAAACCTTTATGTCTTCGTAGAAGACAATTTGAGGAACTTCTATCTCAGCCATAAAATTCTTTGCGTCGTTTGAGTACTTACTTATGACGCATGTCATTTTTTTGAATTCATCAGGATAATACCTTTTAAATCTTTTTAATTTAATTTTACTTTTATCATCTAGATAGCCTTTAATCTCTACCCATTCACCATTTCGTTCTAAGAAAAAATCAGGAGTATAACCTTTTGTTCCTCTTTTAATCGGAAAAGAAAATACAGTAGGTTCAAATTTAAATTCTATTTTATAGATATTTAGGATTCTAACAAAGTTAGCTTCCCAGCTGGATCTAACATTAAGTTCTATATCTTTCCTGAATCCAGTCTTAGTGTATTGGTACGCGTTACCCTTTTTTCTTGTGAAGACCCCATCATCCTCTAGGATTACTTTATCGATCTGCCTGTTTCTGATGTTATTCAAATTAGGTTGTTTTTTAAAAGAAGATTTTTCCAAAAAAAAGTCTTCTGCCTTGACAACATGTAGTTCCATTATGATATCCTTAATGCCTGTAAGCGTATATATATTATACACTAAAAAATAAAAATATGCAAAACGACTTGCATTACCACTAAGAAGGAAGTATACTAATCACCATGAACACATTAACACACATCATCAACACAGCAATTGAAACCATCGACAACGAGATTATCGAGGACTTGGTTGTAGACCTCGGTTATGACTACGGCGATGCCGTCAAGGTAGTCACAGAGTTCAATGATTTCGATTTTGCTATCGATTCAGATTCAACTTTCTGATTCTTTTTAAAAACTACGTATAGAATTGGGGCTGGGAAACCAGCCCCTTTTCTATTTTCTGTAACTATTGTTTTTATTTCTGTAAACACCGGTTGGACAAGCACCTGATTTGGCGTGATCACAGTAAGAGCACACTCTGCTATTGGCAGTAGGAGTAAAATTTTGATCAACCATTATTTTTTGAATAGTATCAATCAGTTTATTCTTAACTTCTTCAATATCTTCTTCAGTAAAAAGATGACCTTTTCTTTTTCCAGATCTTAAATAATACAACTCAGCATAGATTTCTTTTTCTGGAAATATATTATGAAGTGCAAGGGCGTATATACCGAGTTGCAAATTTGAGTGCACGTGTTTCTGTGCAACTTCCCATTTACCAGTTTTATAGTCTGTTATGTTAACTCTATCGCCAATAATGTCCACCCTATCTATAAAGCCAATTATTTTATATGA